TCTAAAATATTCATCTTCTACCAATTCTGGGTGGTGTTCCATTAAATGTTTATAAATAGATTCATTCTTACCTACACGTATTCTTCTGATATAATAATCGTTATGCCATGCATGAATACCTGATGATGTTCCCAATGTTAATGAAGTTGTTCCGGCTGGTTTAACAGTAGTTGTTCTAGCTGATTTATTTATTCCAATTAACTCCGCTACTCTTGCATTTTCTGTTTTTACAATTTTAGCCGCAGATTTCATATCATAACCTAATACCGTACCAGATCCTATACCGGTCATTGATACTCCAATTAAAGCATCCTTTTCTGTTGTTCTTTGCCATACCGGTCGTAAATAATGAAAATCGGTATATCCAGCTTGAAGTGTTCCTATAAACGATGCTACCTTTACTCTAGCTTCAAAATCTTCTTGAGATTCAATATTGGATACATTTACTTCACATAAGTTACAGAATTGATATGGGCGTAATGCAATTTCACAACATGGATTAGTTCCCCAATCTTTGTCATTTGATAGATATATTCCAGGCTCGCCGGCTCCGGACAATTCTACACGTTTCCATAAATCTGTGAAGAATTCTTTGGTAATTTTGTGTCGCATTAATACAGCTGAATTATTTGCTCTACCTCTCTGAGGATTCAATTCCCACCAATTACCTGATTTACATGATATCATTTCTTCGTCATGTGCGCTGAACAAACTAATTAATGCGGCTCTACGAATACCACCTGCTAATACCGCATCTGCTATGTGGCATACCACATCATGTGTTTCCAATGTTGATAATTTATCACCATCAGATTTTTCTTTTAATAATCCTTCAATTTTTACTAAACATTCTTTGAGAGGTTGAGGGCCTGGTGCTTTTCCACCTGAAGTGACTAGCCTCGCGCCTTTTGCTCTAATATCTGAATAATCAAATTTTAAATGAGAGCCACCAGTAAAATAATTTTTCATCAATGCTTTAACTGCATCTGCCCATCCTTCAATTGAATCTGCAATTAAAAATCGTCTGGCTCTTTTATAATTAGGTTTTCTAATTTCTGGTAAATTATCAACATGGTGTTGCTGTACTGAATATCCTACACCTGTTCCGCCTAATAATAGAAACATTGATTCTGAAAAAGCTCTCCAATCATCAATAGGAACATATGCACAATTATAAACTCTATTCGGGGATATTTCGATTGGCTTACCAGCGAATTGCATTGACCTCATTGATGGAAGTACTTTTTTATCATATACCATTTTATACGCATCATTAATTTCTTTAACGAGTGTAGGATATTTCTTAAGATGCATTGCTTTATTACGTGATACTAATTCATCCCATGTTTCACGTCGTTCTAAATCTGGCACATATTTAGCATATTTCATATATACTGTAATATCTGATAAAATTTTGTTTGATACTTCCATATTTTCCTTATAATTATTTCTTTAGTGTAAAAATGTAGTCTTTAAAGACTACTTATTCTACGTTTTCTCATATAAATATACCAGTTGCTGCATTAGCTAACCGGTTTTTGATTACTTTTTTTTAACTTTTATTCAAAACCAGTATTTTGGGTTTCATTGTATTTTCTGGCTAGCATTTGCCTTGCTAATTCATTACCATTATCCATTGCCTTCTGAGTATCTTTTCCTTGTATAGACGTATCTGTATATATATCAAATTGCCCATTTGATGTATTCATTTTACTAGGCAATGTTATACCATCCGGCCCAAATCTATTTTTAATGACATGCCAACGACCGGTACCTGCCAATTTATCCTGGACCTTTCTTGATAATGATAATATGAAATCAGCGACCATTACTTTACCATATGATTCAGATACTTTACTAGCATCAATTACATCTTCTTCTAAAGCTGATCTATTTGCTTGAGATGCTGTCCATACTGGAATTTCATATTCGCCGGCCATACCTCTTAAATCTTCATATATGCCTTCCAACTCATGTCGTTTTTCTTGGCCATGGCCTCTCAACAGATCGGCATAATCAACAATTACCACATCTGGCTTTTTATCCTGCATTATACATTTTTCAATATGAGATCGTATACCCATTACAGATACAGATTTTGTAGGATAATGTTTAATGATTAATTCACCGTTAATTTTAGTTAATTGTTCTTTAACTTCATCCATATAATGTTTCAAATTCTGTTGCGCAATACCTGTTATAACGGAATCATATCGTAAACCTACATATGCCTCATTTAACTCTAATGTATAATGTAGTACTGTCTTTCCTTTCTTAACGGCATTTGCTCCAATATTCATTAATGCCCAAGATTTACCAATACCTGCAGGTGCTACCATAACTCCAAGTTCGCCTTTACCTAATCCACCATCAGTCAATTCATTAATTACTTCCCATGGAGTTTCTTGCACATGTCGTACGGCTTCACTATACCGCTCATCAATATTAGTCATATATTCATGTCCAATATCTTTATCTCCTCCAGATTTCAATGCATCATCTACCGCGGCCTTTATTTCTTCATACTTACCATGTTTAAGCAATTCTACTGATGATAAAATTGCCTTTTTAATTTCTTGGTTTTTACAAAAATCTAAAGCCTGGTCTTTGATATATTCTAAATCCGGTGCATCGGTGTATCGCCATGCATCCTTAAGATGTTGAATTACTGAAGTTTTGAGTACTTCATGATCCAAATCTTCCATCTTCACTTTCATTACTTCTAATGTAGGCGAAGATTTATATTCTTTATGGTATTCAAGGATTATGTCAACTATCCAGTTATTGGCTTCTGATTCAAAATACTTTGGAACCATTATGTCTGATATCTGCTGTAAGAAGCTTTTATCAGTTAATAAAGCAGTTATAACTTTTATCTGAAAGGCATATCCGTATGAACTTAATCTATCTGTCATACTTAATTATAATAAATTTTTTTCAATAATCAAAGAGAAGTGTAAGCATTTAATGCATTGAATGAAGTATGTAACCAAGAATCTAAATCTTTTATTACCGTATACATTTTGTCTGCCATAAACATTTTTTTGAACTCATATGTATTTGTGCGATCAACTTTACCTTTAACTTTATCTAGAGTTAACATTTTTGCACCTCCGTGTATATTAACTTCTTTCAATTGCATAAGGTCATAATTTAGTTGTAAAGTTTCTTTGTGCTGTAATACAGTTTCATGAACTTTATATTTCTTATCAACGGTACCCGCATATTCAATTATTTCATCAACTGTTACTTCTCTATCTTCACATATTATAGGAAAATGTTTAATCAAACTTTTTGGACCCACTCCTTTAATGCCGGGAATATTATCTGATTTATCACCAATAAACGTTCTGTACAACAAGTAATTTTCAGGACTAAATCCAAATTCTTCTTTCATTAGACTTGGAGTATATAACTTCTTTTTTATAGGACTCCATACTGAAATGCGATCATTTACCAATTGCAAAAAATCTCTATCTGTCGATACAATAGTTGCTCGGTTTTCTTTTTCTGTATATAATTCATTAGCAATATATGCCATTATATCATCTGCTTCAACGTTATCAACTGATAATGTAGTAATTGGCAAACAATTAAGATATTGTGCCAACCGACCAAATTGTTTTTTCATTGATGCCGATTCATCTTCTAATGAAGCAAATTCTTGATATCTATTAAATGCGGTTTTATTTGCACGGTTGGCTTTATAATTTGGATAAATTGCTTTTCGTCGTTTAGATCCACCTTTACCGTCAAATACAATTACACATCTAGTAGGTTTTAACTGACGGATATTGGCAGCAACAGACCTTAAAAAGCCTGTTACCCCTCCAATATGTTGCCCATCATCATTTAGAGCCGGAACGGCTGAAAACACTCTAATGAATGTATTCAACCCGTCAATAATTAAAAGATGGCTGTCTTTACTTGACTCCGTTCCTTGCTCGCGATCCTTTTCCATTTCTCGTAGTATGTTAAGATATTTAGAATCCATTAGCTTTCTTCGTTAACAAATTCTTCTGATATCGTAACATCATCTATTCCAAAATCTTCGCCTGGTTTATATTTAAGTATATACGCATCACAAATTTGAGTATATATTTCATCCTTAAGGCCATCAAGTTCATCTAACTTCTTTTCAAAATCTTTTGATAAAAATTTAACTTCAGAACCATCTGGTCTAGTAAATGTATACCATGCACCTGCTGTAGCCACTAACTTAAATTGCTTCATAATGTTAAGCCATCCACCGTAATTATCAATACCTGATTCGAAATAGATATCATAATCAACAGTTTTTAATGGCGGTCCCATTCTGTTTTTAACCACTTGGCATCTAGTCTTGATTCCGATGGCCTGATCGACCCCGTCTTTCTTAACTTTGATTTGACCAACCGATTTTAATCGTAACCGTACCGAGGCATGGAATGGAATAGCTTTACCACCAGAGGTAGTATAAGGATCGCCAAATGCTACTCCCAATCTAGTTCTTAATTGATTTGTAAATATTAAACAAATCTTTTCACGACCTATCATGTTAGTAAGCTTTCGCATACCTTTTGATAATATAATGGCTTTACTAGTTGCATAACCATCTTTATCAAATTCCTTTGCCATTTCAATTTTTGTAGAAGCGCCCATTACAGAATCTACTACAATTGTAACTAAACGATCTTTATTAGATTCTCGTATTTTTACAACTATACTTTCAATTGCTTCAAAAATATCTTCAATAGTTTCTAATGGAACATATAACATCTTTTCGAGATCAAGTCCAATTGCTTCTAGAAACTCTCTACTAATTGCATTTTCAGTATCTATATAAACCGCTAAGCCGCCTTCTTTTTGACAATTTGCCAATGCATGTGCTGCTAATAGTGATTTACCAGATGCTTCTAATCCTGTAATTTCTGATATTCTTCCTACTGGAAAACCACCACCTTTACGATTTGAAATTGCAAGATCGAGCATTGATGATCCACTACCTACCCAGCCACGTACTTCACTAGGAGCCTTTGTATCACCATCCAAGAAAAACGCAGTTTGATATCCTGTATTCTTAAATTTCTTATTAAGACTATCAGCTAATTCTACGGCCAGGGAATCCGCTAGCTCACTTTTTGTTTTTGACTTTGCCATTTATAACCTTTTAGTCGTTAAATAATTCGTCAAATGCCGCAGATACATCATCTACCTTATTGACGCCGGCTGGAGCTACTTCTGGAGCTTTTGCGGGTGTAACTGTTTCTGTTGATGCAACTGCATCTGGATTCAGATATGTTTCTAATGCAGCTTTAAGATCATCATATGATGGCTCTTTAAATATAACTGCTAAATCTGGTTGCTCTTTTGCAACGCGTTCTGCGACATTACGATCTTCTGTCATAGCCGTTACATTAGGCTTAACACGGATCGATGTTTTAGGATATTGTCCTGCACCTTCTGCCGGAGTAAACTCAACTACAATATCACGGCCACCGGATACATCGGTAATATCACCATAATCCGGGTCTGTAATGAAGCCTAGAAGCTCTTGATATACATTTTTACCAAAGCCCCACATTTTTACGCCTTCAGACTCTTTACCTCGAACCAATACCGGAACATATGTTCTCATTTTAGGTTCCATTTGCTTACCTAACTTCCATTCATCTGAATTACCAGATGCTTTAAGCTTTTCACAAAATTCTACTACAGGATCTGGCTTGCCATGAGTCACTGGAGATAGATAATTTTTCTTACCTAAATTGTAATGAAAATAAAGTTCTTGGAATGGATTGTTTCTATCATGTTGATAAGGAACAATTCTTACTACTTGTTTACCAGGTTCTGGTTTCCATAGATTGTCTCGGCGAGCGCCTGTCGTTTGTAATTGATTAAGTTTTGCCTTAATCGCGTCTAAATTAATTGCCATTTTTTTCCTTTTTAATTATTAATGGTTATTTATTATTTACTAATATAAGAAACTTATTTCACTCTACCAAAGGTTTTTTGAAAAAAGTTTAAATTTATTTGTTATTTGTTATTTGTTAAGCTACTGTCCATTGAGGTGAGCCATCTACTATATTAACAGCAGATACTTGCCATGGTACTTCGATATCAGTTAAAAATCTATTTACTGTTTCTACTTTTCTTGTTTTTAAGAATATATCTATACAAAATTGAGCCGGGTATCCAAAATATATACTACCATTTGATTCTACCATGGATGTTGTTAAAATTTCTCCACCTTTAAATGGTGATTTATCTATTGTTACTAATCTAGCCATAACTTGCTCTTTTTATTTAATATAAATATAATGAATATTTTTTAATTATCCTAATTATAAATCAATTCTTTTGAATAAATTTAAATGTATATGCCGTACATCATTTCCATCATTTAACATCAATGAATTTTCATATATCGGCCAATTGATAATAAACTTTTTATCTAACACACCGTTATTTGTTTTCCTAATAATTGCATTCAATGCATTTACCGTGTATAATGTGTTAGTTTCTTTTTTTCTATGTATCATTATGGTATTTGGTGTTTTACCATAATCATCCGGTTCCACATTATATGTTACATATAAATCTGATCTATTATCGGCATCTTCAAACACAAACAATCTCTTTTCTGATACTATGTATGACTTTGCAACATAATCTGCTACCAGCTCCAAATCTCTTTTATGTGCAAATGTACATAATAATTGTGTTTTCAAATTTCTTCCTACATTGATTTTAATTGCACACTAGTCATTGAATCCTGGCTAGTTGCTTTTGGTTTAGTATTAGGTGCCCCAATATTAAATTTATCTTTAAAAATATCTGCCACTTCTTCTATAGAATTATCTTTATTCATAATAAAATAATCTTTGTTAAAATTTAAAACCATAAACGAATCCCATGGTTCTGAATCTGCGTAATATTTAAATTCTACTGCCGCAAATCTTGGTAATAATTCTGGTATATCTAATGTACCATCAGATTTAATGCTTGGTACAAATACTTCCGTATCTAAATTACCTCGGTAATTTTTATAAAGACTACGTACTGCCTTTCCGTAAATATCAGCAATTTGATTAGTACGTAATTTTCCTTTCTTAACTAAATCTTTAAAGTATACATCTGCTAAAGATGGTTTAGCAGATTTATAATATAATTGTATTCTGTTATCCGAGGCCACGTCTGGAAAATCTTCTGGTAAGTCTTCTCCGTATGCAGTTTCTATAGCTTCAAATACTTGTAACGCGACATCATATTTC